CATCGGCGCCCTGCGAAAATTTGAACGCCGTCTACCGCTAAATCACAATAGAGATACTCAGCAATCTGCCGCAACGTGATAACGCAGTTTTGACCGCCGAGAACGCAAGAGAATTCTTGGAACGGTAAGGCACTTATAACGATCTGATTCATTTTTTAAAGAAGCTGATAATGCCCTTAAGCAAGCTCGGTTTTACCTGAGCTTGTCCGGTGTTCACCTTATTAGCCGATGTAGCTCGCTTGGGTGAATAGGAGGTTTTCTGCTGGCTTAGATTGACTGATACGATCTCAACAAAAGACGCGTGTACAGTCAGCATACAAGCGCCCGTCGTTTGAGTTCGTGAGAAGTCGTAGTGATCGAGCGCCATATTTCGCCAAATCTTGGCTGGACTAAATATCGTGCAGGTATCGGTACTATTTAATCGCTTGTCGAGCATTGCCAGCGCCAAAACCTGAATCGCGTAATTACCGTTAAATAAAAACTCAACGTTAACGCGCTCAGGCTCTCGCACGATATTAAACGCCGCAAGCTGTCCGTTTTCTATCGGTTCTGTCGGAACTTTCGAGGATTTATCCGCGTCAATCGCGCCGATAGAGGTGTATGGAACGAACGGCAGCAGGTTATTGCCTACTACTGCCCAGCTAATCGACATTACAGAGTTTAGGCTTGCCATTTAATCTCCACCTTGACGATATCCGCTAGCTGAATTTTGCAACATGTCCTGATAATCACCCATACCTTCTGTTACGCCTCGATGAGTCGCATCCTTAACGGCCTGAGGATCGGCGTTACCTTGGATATTAATGCTGACATCCGTTTTCATCGGCGCATTAATAACCGGAGAAGCGGCCTTAGGAACGATCGATGCTGCGGCGCCGGCCTGAGCTCCCGGAGGTGTTGTAACAGGTGCCTTTTTATCGTCACCTAACCCGAACCATCCTCCCACAGTATCAATTGATTTAGAAGCCCAATCCGGTAATTTCCAATCAGTGAAAAACTTCATTTTGTCTTCTAGCCATTTGAAAATCCCGGCGCAACCAGATTTAATTTCCTCCCACGCCTTAACAAAGTTCTCCTTCATCTTCGGCATGGTATTTATCAGGTTAGCAATATCTTTCGCTAAATCTCCGATAAATCCGACAACGGCTGTAATAACCGCTACAACCGCCTCGCCGAACGCCTCCATGAACATGTCTTTTAGAGGCGATAGTTTTTCTAGGAGATCGGAAACCGCTTTCCAAGCATCTTTAAAAGACTGCCTAACGTCTTGGATTTGTTCATCCGTGTAACCCACGGATTTCAAGAAATCTTCAAATACGCTCGGGCCGCCTTTGGTGAAAACAATTAAATCTTCAATTGCCCCAGCAAGTAAAAGAACTCCGGCAACGACCAGCCCGATCGGACTGGCTAGAAGACCGAGCAGCTTGCCCGCCATCATGAGGGCAGATTTAGGCCCAAACGCCAATGCCGCTGCTGTAGCAATACCGGTTAACGCAATTTTGATGAATTGACTATGCTCTCCGATAAACAGCGACGCATCACCAAAAACCTTAACGGCCTTCTCAACCCACGGGATAAAAAACTTAGCAAACTGATTGCCGATATTTTGGATAGCCATTCCCGTGACTTGCCACGAAATTTTGAAGCGTCTGGCATTCTCTGCATCTTTAGGCGTTAAGGCGAGTTTCCGATATGTCTCAACCAACTCTCCCATCTGCTTGTTGTTTTGCAGAAAGACGGCGGCACTTTCTCGAGTTAATCCTAAGTATTTCAGAGCGTAATTGGCCTGAGCTCCCGTCATGCCGTTGAGCTGTTTTCCCATGCGCAGGAATACTTCTCCACTGGCGCCGGTACGCTCGGTAAACGCCTGCATAGCCTGCGTAAAAGCCTCTGCAGAACCTCCTGCTGCTACATTTGCCTTACGCCAAGCGTCAATCTCTGAAACATTCATGCGAACTTTCTTTGAGATGTCGTCAAGTTTGGCACCTTCGTCTAGGAAGTTTCCAAACATGAATTTGGCACCAAACATCGCGGCCAGTGGAGCGGCGTAACTCTTAATGGCGGCAAATACTCGCTTGGCTACAGAATCGAGCTGAGAAAGCGATTTTGATGCATCCTTGGAGGATTTAACAACCTTTTTCCCTGCTGTTTCGCCGCTCTCTCCAACCTTTCCTACTTCTTTAGAGGTTTTCTTGGCGTTCTGACTTACTTCATCAAAAGATGCAGAGGCTTTGTTAATACCATCCGTTGAGTCACCAATGGAGTCGAGTTTTTCTCCGGCTGATTGAGCATATCCGAGCAGCTGATTCAGCTTGTCGGATAAAACTTCGAAAAACTTGATTACGTCATTGGAATTGACTGATACATCAATAACTAAAGAGTCGGTTGTTTTGGCCATGATGTCATGCGCTCTTTTGCGCCACCCACGAGTTGTAGTTTTTAATTAGCAATGCCTCGTCTAATGCGTAAGCATCTTCCAGCGTTAGTTGAGTTTGTAGTTCGACTAATGAGGCCATTCCGCCCATGACTAAACGGGACATTAGAGGCGTGAGCTGAGTAGTGACCGCCACGCCCCGAACTTTCGCGCAATCTGCTAAGAACTCTGCTCTGCGGGGTAGAACTGGCGTATCAAGTCGGGAAAAAAACCGAAGTTCGCCTTGAAGCTTTCGATTCTGAGTTTGAGGATGGTCAACGGACTGGAGATATAGCCGTCCGCGTCATCGAAGGAGAATTTGATCTCGCTCTTACCATCAACCTTGTAGACCTCGGAAAGCAGCTCATCTAACAATGCCTTGGCTTCGACGTGTGGAACACTGACAAGCGCTTTGATCACGTCTCTGTATCCCATTTCGCTCTCAATATCGAGGTTTTTGCCGGTCATTAAAGCGATCCGAATCATCAGGTCTTCGGATTTGGTTGCAGGGAATGGGTAAATCTTGAAAGTCAGCTGATTACCGCCGTCGTCCAATTTGATAACTTTCGGTTCCTTCATTTAAATGCGCTCCATAGATTCAAAGTGGAATACCCAAGTTGTCGGCGCCAGAACTTTATTGAGTGCAGGCATCGGATTTGCCGTCTGCAACACACCATTAGAGAATTGGTATGTTTTGCCAATTGACGGGATTTTGATTGTCAGATTGCAAACATAGAGCTGTTTGTTCGAACTCATTGCCTCGTAAAGCGTAGTGAACGCGGTAGCTGTCGGAGAGTTAGCCTCCAGCGTGATCGTCACCGGATAAATATTCGGAGTAACGCCCGCTGCCATATTACCGTCAACGCCCATGCGGGTTTCGGCGATCTGCTGAGAATCGGCAACAATAGCGGCGTCAGTTGAAAACCTTTCCAGCTTCAAACCATTAGGGTACAACTCTTCAATCGTCATCACTGCAGAAGCATTGGCAGCTGTGATGTCAAAATTTTGTCTAGGCATTTTTATTTATTCCTAAAAGAAAAACCCGCCATTGCGACGGGTCTTTACGGTTGTGAAATTTTGATTACATGACGGCCGTCAGCGGCATCTCAATTCGTTGGACGCTCCCGGCGTAAGTAAAAAATAATCCGAGTCTTGGACTTCCTCTTTGGGTTCTGACATTTGCAGAGGGTGCTTCAATCAAGTACCAATATCCCTTGGAGTAGAGGTCTTGCTTAATCATCGGATTGTTTGTCTCCGTCAACAATTGCTGAACTTGAGAATTCGAGAGCTCGAGACCAGTATCAATAACACCATTTCGTTTGGCGTCATTGATCGGATCGAGCAACCAAGCCTCAATGTAGGCGAACCCTACAGCGTTGTAGGGAGCGCGATTGATGGCCGCGAACCCGTCCATGATCTGACGCTGGATGCGGGCTTTAAACCAAATCATGCCGTATAAGGCATCGATCCATTGGTAGATTCCGGAGAGCAGGCAGCCACGGTTGATGAAATCAAATTCAGCGTTACGTGTTGCGAATGCGCCCACGTAATTGACCTTGAGATCATCCAATGCTTCAGCCACTTCGTCGCTGAGAACGGAAGCCTTAATTCCGGAAGCAGATTTTGCGAACCACGTCTTAATACCCTGAATTGCAGACCAATCTATTGAGGCACCAACTGCAAGGAAGGCCGCGGCATCCTGAGCGGTACCGTAAACCATCGCCAAACAGTTGTAGTTGTTCTCCGCTAATTGGGCGGCTTTCGTTGTGGACTGGGTAGATTGATCAAGCATCTTTGTGTCTGTTGACCAATCAAAGTACACGTAGTCATCATCAATGTCGGCCCAAGCCGCTAAAGCGGAAGCCTCAGCAACCTCTGTTGCATACAAGGTTGTGAATCCGACCCAGTTGCGAGAAACAGAAGTCACAAGATTCATGTTCTGAGCAGGTGTCAGAGCATCGGAACCTTGAGAGAGAACGGCGCCGGAATCCTCAGTCAATCCAAGTAATGCGGAAACATCCGTTCCTGTTGTCGCTTTTGTAGCGAAGGAGATTGAAGCGGTATCGCCTGTCTCTGTGGTGGTCAGGATGATGGCATTTTGAACAGAGTTAAAGGCGCCGGAAACCGCGCCTACTGCAGAAGCCAGCTCAGTGGCAACGTCACTGAAAGACTTAGCCGTGGAGAAGTCGAGGTTCACGACTTCTTTTTCTGTGCCATTGACCGAAATTGTCAAGGATCCTGTCTTGATTGCTGTCAGTTCGGAAAGTTGAGCAGTGATCGGAGCTGACTTAATCCAAGCGGCGGAATCCGCATTGATTCTTCGGGCCACAAAAAGACGGTTAATTGCCTTTTGCTGATTGTTCACTCCGGAGAAGTACTGATTAGCAAAGTCAGCCTCAGGGGACTCGGCACCAAAATAATTCCCGACAGCGGCGGCGGTCACAAATTCCAGTGCCGGAGAATCTGCAGGAATCAGAGCATTCTGGGTCAGCAGCAGACCGTTTGTTTCAAGATCGGCGCTCCCAGCGCTTATCACTCTCGGAGTGATAGAAACGAGTCGCGATGCATTGATTGACATATTTTTCCTCAAAATAAAAAAGCGCCAGATGGCGCCGACGATAATTTTTATGGAGCGGCTATGAGCCACACCAGAAACTCATCTATTTGAAAATATCCTTTACAGCCTTAATCGCTTTCGCAATCACCCAAACTGCGAACCCGTAACCGATTAGGTAAACAGGAAGAGCTGCATACAAAGGAACGGCAGTGACCATGGTTAGGGCCTCCGCTAGGTCGTGTAAAATGTTCATATTGACTGATTCCCTTGCAATCAGTTAACTCAAACCCCGCTCAGCTACCAACTGATCGGGGCTATTTTTTTTCATAGAATTCTTATTCTTAGGACTGACATCTTGACCGGCTCTTCGGGCCGTTCTAAAATCTCACCTATAGCTAGAGATTGTTCTGTTGACCGGTGTAAACCTTTCACCGAGCCCTTAGGTGGCGGTAATAGCACAGCGTCTCTGGCTTTTCTTTTTCTCATTTCAATTTCAAAAGAAGCCTTTTTCTTATCAAACCATCGGTTTCCTTCGGTGTTGACGTTGTACGCATGGAAGTCAGTGCTTGACGTTTCTCCTATATCGACAGCCACTGTTTTTTTAATGCCATTAACCCTTACGTTTTTCATTTTTGTATGAAAGGCCACTTGCGGAGTATGGTTGACAGCCTCTTTCCTCCCGAAGTAGGAGCCTTTTTCTATTACTTCTGGAACAAAAGGAAGAACCTCTAGTATTTCTCGTAGGTGCCCGGAAAATTTCTTAAATTCCTTTCTCCCTTTGCCATCGAAAACGACAGAAACTGTTTGCTTCTTCCCAGATATCTCCACCTCAGTGCTAACCGAACCTCCTCGCAGTTCATTGTCGTAATAGAGGACGATAGCTTTAGCGGGATTACCTCCGGCCTTTTGCAAGTAACTATGAATATCCTTTGACGGCGGACTCTCAATGAGATTTTTCCCCGATTTCGGATAGGACTGCTGGCTTTCTACCTTCTTTCCTACTTTCCCTTCCAGTTTGCCATTCTTACCGACTGGTATATGAGTGCCATTCACCGTTATCCACTTTGCAGCATCCTGAGCATCACCAGGGTTTGTTGCGTAAGTTCTCCCAAGCCCATACATTAGTCCAAGCTTGAATGCACGCCCAAGTTTGAAAGCAAGTTGCGCGTTCATTGCTTTTCCTTCGGCGGGTAGCTCACATCAACGTTTTTCAGGTCCACATCAACCGCACTAAAGAATCCCATCGACACCTTGATCTGGCTCTGCATGCTGAGGTGAATCATCAGCGTGGATCTCCGGACATAGTTATCGGAGTCTCCGATAATGGTTGTGTCTCTCGGATCATCCGCATGAAGCAGGCTGATTCCTCTATCAACGAAGAACTTCACGCCGACCTGAGACCTGCATACGGTCTCCAAGGCCTGAGCCCTCAGCATCGCATTCATGCCGTCCGAGCCGTTTAATGTCGAGGCGTAGCAATCGACCTGAACCAAAACCTCTGTAGTCGTTGAGAGGTAAACATTGTCATCGGTTTGGTCCTTCTCCCAATCCTCAGCACTCGTTCCATGGCGGACGCTTGAGATGTAGGAATAGATGACGTAATCGTTTCCTTCAGGAGGCAAAGCTAGATTATTTTGGTTCCCGTAGAAGATGTTTTCCGGCGCCACAGCCGGAACTGCAAATATCTCAAGAAACTCCTGGATTGCTGTCCGGATGTTCGGGGTCAGGTTTTGTGCTTTCATCTTCATCTTCCGCGATATTCAACTTCTGAGGCGTGGTTTGGAGTGTGCAGCGGACCGCCTCCCAACCGGCATCGGAAAAATCTTCAATCACCGCAGTGATCAGCCACTGGCCTCCCTTGGAGTCTTCGACATAATCTCCCGACCTCGCTAATGGCCTATAGATTGCCCAAGGTCGCTGCTTCTGGTCGCTCGATGCGAAGAGATACAGGCGCCGGATGATGGTGTTCTGTCCGGCTAAGTTGGCATGATCCAACGCGCTATCGCCTTCGCTTTGAAAATTCCCTTGAATCTCCTCTGCTGGTGCGTAATACGCTTGGACAATCCCTCCTACATTCTTTTGACCGACCGATCGATACAGCTTGAAGGTTTCGTCAGCATAGTTGGCGTTTATTGCCTGACGGACAATTGCATGTAGGTTGAGAGACATTAGGAAACCTTCCAAGTTATTGAGCTTTGCAGGACGCCACTCAGCGTCAAAGGCTTCGTGGTCATCACGTTATTAGGCAGAGTGCCTTTCCCTTTAGCTTTCTTGGCCTTGTCCATTTCTCCTCTTGCCTGCATCAGTGCCATCGTTAGCTCTGATCGTTTAGGAAATGAACCAGCAGGAATACCTGCTTCTCGAATCGTTTGCTTGATGTCATCGGTAGCCATTTGCCCCATGACGCCTAACGAATGCGTTATGTCGAACGTTTTTAGGAAGCGGGACCTAAATTTCTCCTGCCAATCCATTCGTTTTTGAGCGTATGTGGCTCTCATAAACGGACGCGGAGGCATGTACAGGGTCGTGAATTTGCTGTTCGGAGGAAGTCCTAGCTGGGCTGACAGATAGTGTCCTTGCTTACTCGTCACTGATTGGGTCCACCCATATTCCAAATACATCCCAATGGTGGCAATGTCCGGAATCATTATTCCGACCTCTAGTTTTTTATTGCTATCGGCCTTGAGTTTCTCTGACAGCTTTTTGAACGCATTGTTAGATGTGATTTTGATGCCCATCATCATCCCCACGGATGGTAATTGTTTCCCGGATAAACTCGGCCGCCGATTCGGTATTTGGCAGTCAGCGTCCAGTACATGGCGCCGCATTGTGTTTGAGCCCACCAATCTCCGACAAAAGTATTCGTTTTCAGAAGATCAAAGCTGGTACTCACACTTCCCTGCGTAGCACTAGCAATCCTGCCAACCTGACCGTTCGGCTGCTGGCTGAGTGTCAGCAGGTGGCAGGTTGCAAGATCAAGAAGGCGCTCCCTTGTATAGATCTTGTTGTCCGGATCATAGGGAGCAAAGCTGTCGGCGTCCGTATTCCCCACGAACTCCACCGCCACATCAAAGTGGAACTGAAGAGTTTCGTCCGGGAATTTAACTTCATCCGAAAACGCAGGATGAAGGATTCGAAATTTTTCAGGATCAAAGACGACGACAGCCATTTTGTTAACCTTCTTCGTTCTTAACTTCTTCAACGTTGACCGATTCAGGATCGATCGGATTGAGGCCGTGGGACGCTTCTTTTAACTCGTCCTCGCGGCCTCTGAATTCTTGAACTGATTTCATCTCAAGCAGGCACGGAATACCGCCATTCACGCCTGTGAATACAGCCTCCTGACCATGCATGCGCTTGATGTTTTCCCAGTCCTCTTTATCGATCTGGAATGCGACAGAGTTTCCCTTGCCCAGCAGGATCCCGTCACGTTTTCCTCTAAGCGAATCATTTACGCCCGGAAAAACGATCGTTTTTGTTCCGCCATTGCCATTCGGCACATCATCAAATTTGAGGCCGTGTGCCAGAGTGCAAGCAATGATCACCGTGGACTGAGTTTTAGCAGTGCTCTTCTTCTGGGTATTGCTGAAATTGTCTGCGACAACCTTTCCGGATGTTGCTTTCTGAGTTGTGTTTGTACGAGCCATTATTTCAATCTCCTAAGAAAGAGGCCCGAGAGATCGGGCCTCCGTAGCTGGTTAGTTCAGGTTAGATGCCGAGCATCGTGGCAACGAGGCTGGGACGACGAATAACAGCGCCCCAAGTTCCGCCAACGACCTTTTGCTTGTAGCTTGACATTTCCGGAACCACACGACCCAAGAAATACTTCTCAGAGAATGCGCAGATACCAGTCTCAATGCCAAACAGGTCAGGAACAGTCATGTACAGCATTTCACCAGCCGTTGTAGTCAGCTCAGGAAGCTGAACAACCTCGATGTTGGGGAATGACTGATTGAGCATAGTCATAGCCGTAAGACCGAAGGAGTTCGGCTCGGTCAGGTAAGGAGCTCTGGTGTTGCTGACAGCGAGAATGATGCGGGAGTTCTGATCAACCAAACCGCCGTTATTCTTGCTAATTTCAGCCCAAAGCTTGTTAATGTCGTTATAGACAATGTTGGCAGTCTTCTCAGGCTGTGCAGCGCACTTTGCTGTCCACGTAGAGTTAGCGGTAGATCCCGTGGTGATGGAGATCGGAGAAATCGAAGCGTTCAGGTTCGGGTCATTTAACAGACCGTAGACCTTCTTACCTTCGACACCATAAAGCGCAAACTTGTTGTGAGCCATCGCCATAACGTAGGCAGAGGCCTGTTGTTTAGAAGAAACAACATTCAACTTGGCCTTAGCCGCAAGACCCACCTCACGATCACCATACTTGATGACAGTTTGGAACAAGAAGTTTTCGCGAGTCGGGTACTCCACGTTCACATCTGTAGAGACGTTCTCCGCGAAGTCAGAGTAAGGAGTCACATTGCCCGCATACTCTTCGACCGGGAAGGTGAAGAAGTTATCTGTCCAGTCACCCTTTCTTTCTTCGCCGAAAATCTTTGTAGCGTTCTGGGCGGCAAACAGGATGGGGACGACCTGCGGGTCAATGAATGTCGTGAAGACTGACGGGACGCCGACAGACACAGGAGTCTGCAATGCAGCATCTCGAGCCATTGCCTTAACCGTTGCATCGTAATCGACGTTGATCTTACCTTTGGCGTCTGTGGAATAGGACATGAATCCTTTTGCTTCCACACCATGCACGCCTTTTTGCTTTGCTAATTCAAAATCGTTCATTTTTTACCTCAGATTAGGATCCACTCGCGGCAGGCTGATAACCGAGGCCGTGATTGGAAATGATGATCGTGTCGCCTTTTGCGCCAGCCGTCTGAACCGTCCAACCAGTGTCATTTGCGGCGCCGGCATCACCAAACGTGATGGCGCCGGTAGTCGGATCACAGAGAACAGCTTGACCGAGAGTTGCGGCCGCAGGTGCGACGATGTAGTAATCGCCTCTCACTGCAATCGTCAGTTCAGATCCTTTCGGATAAATGTCCGGAGTATCTGTGCCCAGCTCGATGGACGCCGTGAACGTGCGCTCAACAAAACCGATCGGTTTGGCCCCTGCAGAGCCCTTCAAGGATGCGATTGGGAATTTCACGGCTGTTCCGGTTGGGGAGGCGGCTACAGCAAACGCAAAACCACCGCACTGGACAGTACCGTCAGACAAGTAGTTCTGAGGCGTGTAGACGGCCTGATTGAATGCAACCTGCTGTCCCGGAATACCGATAGCAGGATAGAGACCTACAGATTTTTGAAGCATCAAAAAATCTCCTATTTATTTAACATTGTTCAAAATTGCGCTGACGGCAGTCGGCTTCTCGGTCACCTTGGCGCCGGAGTCTTTCGCACCAGCTAAGGCCTTTCGACCCTGCATGTAGGCGCGATACGCAGAACGAGCTTCGGATGCGGGGATGTTTTTCAAACCGAGTTTCTTGAGTGCTGCCACATAGATGGAACCTGCGGAGTCATAGGATCCGGCACGGATAACACCTAACACCGGCTTGACTTCTTCGATTGCGGCCAGTTCAGAGTAGATGGCGTTTCGGAGAATCTTCATGGAGTCAGAGGCAGAACTCTTTTCTTCTTTGCCATCATCAGGTTTCGGATCTTCATCTTGTGCGCCTTCATCTTTCTTCTGGGCGTAATTCAATCCGGCAGCAAAAGCCTTCTTCTCTTCTTCAGAAGCTTCATCAAGACCACAGGATTTCAATGCATCTTCCGCTTCTTTTTCGAGATAGCGTTCTTCGCCTTCGCGTTCGTGATCAGAATCGATGCGTTTAGGATCGTCCTTTTCACGTTTTTCGCCGTAGAGAACGCCAGCTTCAAAACCAGCCTTGAAGTTCGGATCCTTCATCTTTTCATCAAGTTCCGGATCGTCGTCCTGGGCCTCTTTTTGTTCATCGGGCTTAGGATCTTCGTCTCCTGTAGCCTGAGAGTAAGCCAGGTCAGACAGAGTGGTCTTAAGCTTTTCAGCTTCTTCGTCCGTCAGGCCTTTTGCCTTCAGTCCTTCGATGATTTTTTGAATCATCGCGTCTTTGTCATCATCTTGAGCGCCGTCAACGATTTTTCCGTTAGGATCAACGGAATGCAAATCGATAATCGCCTTTGCTAACGTCACTTCAGCCTGCTCAACAGCGTCATCTTTTTCCATATTGAGAAAGTCCTTATTAGAATCGCGAACTCTTACCTCAGGCCCAGCGCGCCCAGTTTCAACAAGCGCAAGATGGTTCGCTCTGATCTTGCGTTGCACATAGTCGTATTTCTCTCCATCAGGTGTCTCACCCGGCGAGAAGTCGGGCTCGAACGTGTACGCAAGACTCAACTCACGCATTGAACCGTCTTCGATCCTGCTGCGTGCGTCCTTGTCGTAAATGTGCAGAGAGTTAACTAAAAACGGAGCCTCAAAAGCTCCGTCCGTTCCGGTAGTGCCGACCCGAGTTTGTTTGTTCTCGGGGGCTCCGTGATCATCGTGATGCTCAAGATGAATCGGGATACCGTTAATTGATTGAATCGTTTCGGGAGAGCTGAGTTCTTCGGGCGGTCGATAGGCGTGATAAATCTTCTCCGGATCAAG